ACCAATAGTTTTCCCCTTGCACCTGCCGGCAAGGGCATTTCATCAGCCGGGAAAACGACAAAAGAGCTTTGGTACTCTCGACGAACTGCTTGTCGGGCAGCTCGTCAGGGATCATGCATTCAAGCAAATAATACTCAGTCATAAGCAAGTAAGAATAACGTTAAAAACACGCGAATATATGAGCCTCACGAACGAATACAAAGAGAAAATCCGGGCTGCGCTGGCGGCGCGTCGGGCCAATTTCGACGGCTCGGACGCCCGCTTTGCCGCCACGCTTGGCATAGGCAGCGCGCAATACAGCCGCATCAAGCGGGGCGAGACGGTCGGGGTGCTGGCCGACGAAAAGTGGATCAGCATCGCCCGCCGCTTGGGCGTCGGCCTGACCGATGCGCCGGCATGGCAGACGGCCGAAACGCCCGTCTTCAAATACATCACGGCGCAGCTCGAAATGTGCCAGCAGAACGGCCTCTCGGCCATGCTGTGCGACCTGACCGACATCGGAAAGACCTACACCGCCCGGCAATATGTCAAAACGCATCGCAATGCCGTCTACGTGGATTGCTCGCAGGTCAAAACGCGGCAAAAGCTGCTGCGGGGCATCGCCCGGGAGTTTGGCGTGGGTAGCACGGGACGGCTGGCGGACGTCTACAACGACCTCGTGTTCTACCTCAAAACGCTCGATCGGCCGCTGGTCATCCTCGATGAAGCGGGCGACCTCAGCTATGAGGCTTTCCTCGAGATCAAAGCCCTGTGGAACGCCACGGAGCACTGCTGCGGGTATTACATGATGGGCGCGGATGGCCTCAGCGAAAAGATCCGCCGGGCCATCGACAACAAGAAGGTGGGCTACGCCGAAATCTTCGGCCGCTTTGGCAAGCGCTACGGCAAGGTCGTGCCCACGGCCCGCAAAGAGGCCGAGAGCTTCCTGCAACTGACGGCCACGATGATCATCAAAGCCAACGCCGGGGCGGATACGGATGTGAATCGCCTGCTTCGCCGTCTGATGGGCGAAGACAATACGCCATCCCTCCGACGCATAAACATCGAACTGTCAAAAAGGGCATAACGACGATGAAGAAGGGACTGACAGCGCGCAATGTGTTGGCCACGAAGTTCAACACGCTCGGGTTTGATGGCGTGTGGCGCGATGCGGTGGGTGATCCCCAGCTGACGGGCAGCTGGATCATTTACGGGGATACGAAAAACGGCAAAACGACCTTCGCGATGATGCTATCCAAATACCTCTCTGGGTTCGGTCGGGTGGCTTACAACAGCGTGGAGGAGGGCAATTCGCGGACGATCCAAATGGCTGTCGACCGCGCCGGCTTGCTCGAGGCGGGCGCCCGCTGGATGTTACTCGACCGCGAAAGCAAGGACGAGCTTTGCGAAAGGCTGCGGCGGCAACGCAGTGCGGACATCGTCTTTATCGATTCCGTGCAATTCATGGATCTGAAGTTTTCGGAATACAAAGACCTCAAACGACGCTTTCCCACGAAGCTGTTCGTCTACATCAGTCACGTGGACGGCCGTCGCCCATCGACGCCCACGGCCCTGCGCATCCTACGCGATGCCAACGTGGCCTTCCGCATCGAAGGGTTCAAAGCCTTCCCCACGAGCCGTTACGGCGGCGGTCGCCCGGTGGTGATCTGGGACAAAGGCGCGGACGAATACTGGGGGCGGGAGGTAAACGGAAAAACGAAAAGCTAAAAATGAAAAGTTGCCGGGTACCCGACCGGCCCCCTCCCGCCGGTAGGACTTTTAGTTTTTACCTTTTAGATTTTAGTTCAAAGAATGATGAAAACAATAGACAACGATCACCGGAAGCGGCAACTGCTGAAGCGCTTCCACATGCTGCTAAACAGGGCGCGGATCGACGAGGACGGTAAGCGCGAGATCCTCGCCTCGTATGGCGTAGAGCATTCCTCGGAAATGGATTGCGCGGGACTGGCTGACGTGTGTAGTAAACTGGCCGTGGCGATGACCCCGCGGGCGTCCGAGGCAGACCGCTGGCGCAAGCGAGTGATGGCCGCCGTGTTCGGCTACTGCCAAGCAATGGACTATGAGGCGGATGTGAATCGGGTAAAGGCCATTGCCTGCCGGGCTGCCGGGGCGACGAACTTCAACCGCATCCCGCTGGATCGTTTACGCAGCCTTTACAACGCCTTTATGCAGCGTGTAAAAGACATTGAAAAGGTCGGCCGAATGGCGGACACACCTCAGGGCGGCGGGGGCTTCCTCTATGTGATGTTCCCCGACGGACGGAAAGAGATCCCTGGGCGCATAAACAGATAAACACCTAAACGCATAAACAGAAATGACAACAGTAGAAATGACGGCCGAGGAGCGCCAAGAGTTTGAGGCCTACAAACTGGCCAAAGAGAAGAAAGCGGCGGAGGCCAAACGGAAGTCCGATCGCGAAGCCTACACGGAATTGGTGGATGAGACGATCGCGGCCGTAATGCCCGAGCTGACGAATATCAGCGAGGCTATCGCCCAGAAAAAGACGGCCGCAGCGGAGGCCTTCCGCGGGGCATTAGAGATGAAGGCGGAGCTGTTCGGCGTGAAAGACGATCAGCAGTCGCACACGTTCACCAACTCCGAGGGCACGATGCGCATCACCATCGGGCACTACATGCTCGACAATTACCGCGACACGGTGAACGAGGGTATCGCGATGGTCAAAACGTACATCGAATCGCAGGCCCGCGACGATGCCAGCCGCGCGCTGGTCAAGGCCATCCTGCGGCTGCTGTCGCGCGACGAGGCGGGCAATCTGAAGGCCTCCCGCGTGCTACAACTGCAAAAGATGGCTGAGGAAACGGGCGACGAACGCTTTATAGAGGGCGTGCGCATCATCCAAGAGAGCTACCAACCCACGCCCTCGAAAGACTACATCCGCGCGGCGGTACGTGACGAGTCGGGCGCCTGGGTGGCTGTCCCCTTAAGCATGACGGACGTATGATCATCGCAGTAGACTTTGACGGAACGATCCACGACGGCCAGTGGCCGAGGATCGGCGAGGCGATGCCTGGGGCGCGTGAGGCGATCAACGCTTTGCGCGCCGAAGGGCACTACATCATTATCTGGACATGCCGCGAAGGGCGCCAGCAAACGGAGATGGTGAACTGGCTGCTTGAAAAGGGCATCGGCTTCGATCGCATCAATGATCATCAGCCGGATCAGGTGGTGGCCTATGGTAGCGACGCGCGCAAGGTGTATGCGCATTGCTACGTGGACGATAAGAACGTAGGCGGGATGCTCCCGTGGAAAGATATTGCCGCGTGGATCCGCCGCCAGGAAGAGGCCTACCGGGCGGCAGCCTCTACCGAGGCAGGGAAGTTTGGCCGGGGGAATCTTCGGATGCCGGCGAATTTGGCCGGGTACCCGTGTAGGGGCGAATTGCATTCGCCCCATTAGACGATCCCCAGCGGGGCCGAATGAATATGTCTGGCGCCCGTCCCTATTGGGACGTCTGTAGGGCGTATGCAATACGCCCCTACACACGGGTACCATAAAATGAGGGTCGCCGCAGGCCTAAATCCAGTTTTTGGCGTGAAATGACCCTCGCCGCAGGCTTCAAATCGATTTTTGGTGCGAAACGAGGGTCGCCGCGGGCTTCAATCCTGTTTTTGGCGTGAAATGAGGGTCGCCGCAGGCCTAAATCCTGTTTTTGGTGCGAAATGACCCTCGCCGCAGGCTTCAAATCGGTTTTTGGTGCGAAACGAGGGTCGCCGCGGGCTTCAAATCGATTTTTGGCCCAAAATGAGGGTCGCCGCAGGCCTAAATCCTGTTTTTGGTGCGAAATGACCCTCGCCGCGGACTTCAAATCGATTTTTGGCCCAAAATGAGGGTCGCCGCAGGCTCCAAATCGATTTTTGGCGTGAAATGAGGATCGCCGCGGGCCTAAATCCTGTTTTTGGTGCGCGGCGACCCTCATTTGGAGTGCGAGACGCCGCTTCCCCTCATGGGGGCTTTTGTTTACTTTGCATACCAACTAAAGACGTTAGCTGTAATGACCGGACAGAACCAGACGAAAGAGACGGAGGGAAATCCTTCCATGTGTTTGACACGGGTGGAGCGTCGCGAGGCGCGCCGCCGGTTGCTGGCAGCGCGTTTCTATTACTGGACAGAGGTACGCCGTCGCCGCTTCGATGATGTGATGCACATTCTGTCTGAGCATGAGTTTTTCGTAGACGAACGGTCTATTATGGACGTGCTGCGTGGGGTCAGCCACTACCTGTCCGACCTACATACCCGCCGCGAAACGGCGGCCGCCCTCCGCCGTGCTTACCCCTCGTGGAACTGGGACAGTCAATGACCCGCGAAAAGGCTTACGACAAGCAATCAAAGAGTTCCCCTGCTGGAAATATCTTTGCGGGCGTAATTTCAATAAGACAGACATGTACAAGGGATTTAAAATTAGCCCCATCTTCCTTAAGAAACTTCAGAACAAGATCGATATTGATGATTACTATAACGCGAGTTCGATCTCAGCAATAGTAAGGAAAGAGGGATGTATAAACTCCTCGGCAGTGTTGATGGAAGGTTTTTTGTCGAAGAAAGAGAAAGCAGCCAAAGCCGATAACAGATTGATGATGAAGTTCGGGAAGAATCGATGGCGGGTATGTTCTATCTGACAGATATTCTTTAGTTGATCGTTAACGGTCTCGATCAGAGATCTTTTCCGGATCATAATCTTGTCATGTTGAAGCATTAAGGCATTCTTCATACCCTTCTTTAAACGTGTAACAAGGTGGACTCCGTCAATGAAAAGTTGTTTAAAGAGGTCTTTCGAGATATACTCCCTGTCTCCGAAGAGCTTACTGAAGATTCGTTTGTGGGAGCTCATATATTTTAAGGAGGCTCTGTCGTCAACATTACCCGGAGTAAGAAGAAA